GCCGCAAACAGAACTGTATTTCATTTTGGGCAGCCCGGACTTTGCCCTGCTGCCCACCTGGCACAGAGGGCTGGAACTGCCGGGCCTGTGCAACTTTGTTGTGGTGCCGCGCGACGGACAGACCGCGCGGGACGTGATCGCCACGGCGCAGCGGCTGTGGCCCGAAGCCCGCGAGCGTGCCCCCCTTGTGGGCGACGGCCCCTGTATGGTTCTGCCCGGCGGCGGGCTGGCGCATTTTCTGCCCTTGCCCTGGCTGGACGTGAGCGCATCGCGCCTGCGCAGCTTGTGGCTGGCAGGCCGGAGGGTGGATTTTCTGCTGCCTCGGGCGGCTTTTGAAATTCTGAAGCAGAGTGAGAAAACCGTACAGGCACACTGGCGACAGACGGAGCCGACATGCTGACAACCGCGCCCAAGGACATTCGCGAAAATGTGGCAAGAGCCCTGGGGTATCTGCGCAAGGATGAGGTGGAGCGCTCGCTCCTGGTCATGTGCGAGGCTCTGCGCCGCATGGCCGAGGTCAAGATGCTGCGTTCGGCCCGGGCGGAACTGGACATCCAGGTCAATGATTTTCTGTCCACGCTGGTGCACCATCCGTGCATGCAGCCACTGCTGGACCCGACCCGGACGGGCAATCCCAAGAATATTCCCTTTCAGCAGGGCAAGGAGGCGGCACTGGCCACAGTGATGGACGGCCTTGCCAAGATTCTGCAAAAAGAATCCGAAAATTGCGTTCAGGCAGAAGCCACAGCCCGTAGGGAAAGAAAAAAACATCTCATTGATACCGGACTGCAATTTATACGCGAAGGGCAGACCGCCAAGGGGCGCGCCTTTCTCAAGCGTGTGATTGAAGAATTCAGTCAGGAAGACGGCATCCGCGTTCAGGTGGCACAGATTTTTGCCGCCGCCGGTCTGCATCAGGAAGCCGCCGAAACATATGAAGAAGCCATTGCCAAACAGCAGCGCGATCCTGCCGCCTATACAGGTGCGGTAGCCTCCTGGATGGAACTTCTCGAATATGAAAAGGCCGAGGCCGTCTACAGGGCGGTACTGCGCACCTTTGGCGGGCACCCTTCCACCTACGGCAAGATGGCGAAGCTGTATCTCGTCTGGCACAAGCGCCAGAAGGCAGAAGAAATGGCCCTGCGCGCGCTGCACGATGACCCGGAACAGGCGGATGCGCTGGAAGTGATGGCCGCGCTGGAACGCAGGTAGTCCACTGTAACGCCTGGCCATTGCCATTCAAAAAAAGATGCGCTATAGACAGCCTTCCGGTCGCGGGCACAACGCCCTGACCTGCGGAGAGGTAGCGAAGCTGGCCGTAACGCGCTCGACTCGAAATCGAGTTAGGGGTTAATAGCTCCTACGTGGGTTCGAATCCCACCCTCTCCGCCATTAGTAAATAATTTGAGCTGGTTACAAATGTGACCAGCTCTTTTTTTATGCCTTGATTTTGGGTGTGCCCAGGGACAATTCGTGATTTCATTCGTGATACTGTCCGCAGCTCCTTGCAAAACAACACGATTCAGGCGTTCACGCTTTTTTAAAAAAGGTCAAAAAATTAGGTAAATTATGCCTAATGGCTTGGCAAAAAAGTGTGCAATAAGTCTGCAATCATTTGCAAAAGACTGCATAGAGTGCAGTGGTGCCAATCCCCTTTCCCTCCCTGGCCCCCGTAGATTTGCCAGCCCTTTGCGCAGGTTCTGGGGTTGCACAGAAGCGTCAGAAAAACGCCGAAGGTTTGGGGCGGAGGAGTGCTTTTTTTATGGGGGTCGCGGCGGATCGGCGCGGCAGCGGGCAAGGGGGCAAGCCCGGGGCTTAAGGCGTGTCGGTAGGCGCTGAAGGCAGTAAAAAGGCATGTACAGAACTGGATAACAGGCCAAAACATGGCTGAAGATATGAAAAAAGGCGGGATCACCCGCCTCCTTTGTGGTCTTTTACTATTTTTTGCCGCGCCTTAGTAGTTCTGCGAAGGGCTTTGGAGGTTGTCAGGATCATGCCTGGGGCAACCAGCCCGCAGGGTGTTGTAGGTGCGGCAGCGCGGGCACTTGATGATCAACAGGTCGACGTAGCCTTCAGCCAGCTTTTTGCCGCAGTGCTGGCAGCGCAGTTCGGGGAGGGGTTGGGTGGTGGTTATGCGCACGGCTGGCCCTCCAGGGGAAGGCCGGCCAGGTCTGCCAGCCAGCGGGAGCAGATGTCGAAATATTCCGGCGAAAGCTCCACGCCTGTGTAATGATGCCCGGTAGCAATGCACGCGGCCCCCACAGATCCGCCGCCCATGAAAGGATCCAGCACGCGCCCACCTTCAGGCGCGATGGCCAGCAAATCGCGGATAAGCTGCACGGGCTTGGCTGTGAGATGGTTTTTGCGCGCCGGGATCACGGGGTAGCTGTACAGCCCGGGCAGGCACTGCCGGGTGTTGGGGGTGAAGCTCCCTTTAACGCCAAACACGACATATTCGCACTGTTGCTTGAATTTGCCCATTTGCGGCCGTGCGCTGCGCTTGTCCCAGGGAATTACGCCGAGCCACTTCCAGCCAGCCGCCTGCACAGCATCCGTAAGGCTGGGCAACTGCCGCCAGTCAGTGAAGACGAGGCAGACGGCACCGTCACGCGCCACGCGCAAGCATTGGGACAGCCATAACGTGCTCCACAGGATCCAGCTGTGTTGATCTTTGGCATCGCCCAACATGGCTGGATATGTGCGTTTTGTGCCGGACGTCTGGTATTTTTGTGCCGGATCAGCCTGTCGGGCAGACAAGGTCGACCCGCCGCTTGAGTAGGGCGGGTCTGTCAGAACCATGTCGACGCTGGCGTCAGGCAGAGAGCGAAGCACGTCGAGGGCGTCGCCCTGGAACAATGAGAGAGAAGGGGAAAGGGTAAGCGACTGCATGAGAAGTCCGAAGCCTCGCGGGCATAGTGTTGGGGCTCGTGGCACTCATGGGTTGGTGTTTATCCGCCCACCGGGGTGCCAGTGGTGGAACTTCCGGGCATAACGCCCGTATGGGTATGGCCACGCAGGGAAACGGCCCCAGCGGTAACGTCCTTGTCGGGTACGGCCACGCCGCCGTTGCGCACGGTAAAGTCGCCGTAAAGGGTAGAGCTGCCCGGGCCGCCCTCGTAGCCCTCTGTGGTGAGGATGCCCTGAATTTTGACCACGGGCGCACGCAGCAGGATCTCTTGCGCGCTTTCGATTGTGACCTTGCCCGTGGCCTTGATGGTTTCCTCGCCTTCAATGGTCACGGTGTCGGCCCCGTGCACGGTCAATCCGCGGTTGCCCGCAATGTCGATCTGGCGATTGCCTGTGACTTTGCTGGTGTGATCCTTGCCCACGGTTTCATGCGCAGCACCTGCGGTGGAGTGGGTGGAGTCGCCCCCGGCTATGAGGTTGAGCGCGCCCAGGCTGCCTAGGTCTGCCCGCACGCCTGCCAGCAGGGTCAGCACCGTGCCGGCCTCGATGGTTTTGCAGCTGCCCACGCTTTCGGTACTGTGGGCGGCTACGCTGCGGCTTTCGCTGCCCAGGTCTGCGCTGTAGCTCTCGGCCTTGACTGTGCGGCCCAGTGAGTTCTCGTTAATGTCTGCGTTTGTTTCGCGCTTCCAGTTGCCCTGGGCATCCACGCGCTGAAAGCTGGTGGGCCCCTGCTGCATAAGCACCTCGCCGCGCTCAAGCGCGGGCAGGCTTGTGCCCAAGGGGAAAATCTGCCGGATGATGGGGTGATCCTGACGGCCATACGCAAAGCCCACCACGCACAACGCGCCTTCTTCGGGGAAGCTGAATGTGCCGCTCTCCTGCCCACCGCCCACGCTCACGGGCAGCGGCACTGCGCTGTACTTGGGAAAGCTGGCGTCTGGCTCCATATCCGGCCCCAAGATTTCCAGATCCACGGCATAGCGTGGGCGAAAGCGTTCGCTGGTGGCCCCCTCGGTGGGGGAATCGCCCGCCGCCAGCACCCGGGCGTAGCGATCCAGATGCAGACCGCCCGCCAGCTCTGGCAGCAGTTCCATAATGATTTTTTTGATCATTTCGCGCATGGCTACACGTCCTCAAATCCCACGGTCATCTCGTGCCCGGAAAAGCGCACCATGCGTATGCGCTGCCCGTTGAGCACAGCCCCCGGGCGCATGGTGGGCACGGCCGCAATTTTGCGGGCCGCGCTGCCGGCAGCGGTGAAAAATTCTTCTGAGATTGTGCCGGGCCTGTCTGGCCAGCGGGAATCTGCCCAGGAACCCACAAATATTTTGCCGTCGCCCTGGGCCTGCCAGTGGTAGTCGGCAATGCCGAAAATATCGCCCGCGCAGGCCAGCCCGTGGAAGCCGCTTCCGTGCCCGTAAAAGGCCGGCGCTTTGACCGAGGCATAAGGTTTATCCGGCAGAATGAACTCAAGCCCGGTAGCGGCGGCATACGCGCCTAGCACGTCCTTGAGGGTGGCGTGGCGGATGGCCAGCGGGATGTTGCTATCCAGCCGGGCCGAAATTTCGCGGCAGAAGAGGCGGCGCTGCTGGCCGTCCACCCGCACGGCGCGTTCAACGTCGCCCGTGAAAAACAGGGTCATGCCGTCTGAATGCGCCCAGCCAAGGGCGAACTGCACCATGCCCGTGAGCGCTTCCGCCTGCTCGTCCGTAGCGCGCACCTGAAACACTGCGCGCCCGGGCCGGTTGTAGTAGAGGGCCACGTTCTCGTTGACCAGGCCGTATTCCTGACCATCGACCATAAGTTTTTTGCGTAACCGCATGGCCTACCCCCACCAGCCTTCCAGCTTTTTGAGCCCGCGTTGCATCCAGTCCAGGTCTTCCCCGGTGGATCCTTCCGGTGCTGCGGCCGCGTCCACCTTGCCGCCGTTGTTCTGCTGGGCGGCAACTGCGGGGGTTGCTTCTCTGTCTTCTGCCATTTCAGACACAGACTTGTGTTCGCCCAGGCTGAAGGACAGCTCCCACATGGCGAGGCCTTCCTGTGGGTCAATCTTTACGTCGCCGGAAAAGCGCCCCTGGCGCATGCCGCCAGCATTGGCCACGCGGTTGGTGATGGTGAACAGCCTGCCGTCGCCCTTGCTCGTGGCTTCGGCTAGGGCCATAAACTCGGTGAGCTTGTCCTCGTCCTTGAAGCGGATCTTGGTTTTTACCTCCAGCTTCTTGCCCTTTTTGCCCTTTTCCGCCTTTGAGGTGCTGGAAGAATCGCCGCTGGCGTCCTCGTCCTTGATGGGCAGGGTGAGCGAGGCGGTCAGCCCAAAGCCGGGAACGGTGTAATCGTCGAGCAGCAAAAAGTCGGGCATGGCTGAATCCTATAGGCAGAAAAGTTCTTTGTAGTAGGCCACTTCGGCCTTGGTGCCGTACCACGAAAGCACGGTGCAACATTTGAAGCGCTCGTCGAGTGGCGGGGAAAGGCTGGCCAGGGCCTTGGCCGCCACGGCGGCGGCCCCGTCAATGTACACGCCGAACCAGGCGGAAAGATCCACCAGGGCCGCGAGCTCGTCGCCCACTGCGGCCAGCTCCTGCTGCGCCTGCTGCACCCGTGCCTGCTGGCGGCTGGCGAAACTGGCCATAACGTCAGATGGTGCTTTGCCAGCGGCCTCAAGTCCTTCAGCCTGGGCCACCATGGTTGTCATGGCCCGGCTGGATCGGCGCGCTTGCGGCAACTGGCACGGGGCAACCGTGCTCCACGGCGGGTAGGCGGGTGCTGCCGGAATGACAAACTTAGTTTGTTCCAGATCTGCCACCCCCCTGGCCCGGCGTTGCAGCTTTTGCAGCTCGGGCAGGGGAAAGGCCTTGTTGAGGCTGCCAAGCGCCCCCGCAAGGCTGGACTGATCCACGGCCGCGGTGAGCACCAGCACCAGGGCTGCGTCCATGTTTGTCACATCGTCAACGGTAAGCCCGCCAAGGCTTTGCGCTGTGAGCCGCAGGGCCTGCGCAGGGGTGAGCCACGCGGCCTCGCCCATGCGGCTGCCTACGCCGTACTGATACGGCGATACCTCGAGATAGTGCGCCGCGCCCTCCAGCGCCGTGGCAAGGCCTTGGCGCAGATCGTCGGCTGAAGGCAGTTCTGGCAGATCCGGCAGCGGTGGCAGGGAGAGGTTGCCCAGATCCTCCAGCCCAGAGCTGATGGTTTGGCCCACGGCGGTGAGCGCGCCGCCCACACGCTCGGCCATGTCGGCAATGCTGGTGGGCTGGCGCAGTTGCAGGGGAGAGAAAGAAATTGTCATGCTGCCCCCAGTGCGTTGAACATATCAACCAAACTGCCCAGGCGTTTGCGGCCTTCTTCCGGCATAAGCGCATCTATGCCGCTAACAATTTCACGGGCAGCGGCGAGGGTGATAAATTCATTGCAGTTTTCAACGCGGATCCAGCGCCGATTGCGAAAACATTTTGTGGCCAGAGCCAGCCCGCCAGTGTTGGCCGTGAGCCCTCTGCATACGCCGGGCAGATATGTTTGCCAGCGCAGCAGCCCACTGGGCCCATCATCGTTCCAGGCCTGCCCGATGTGCGCGAAAATGTCGGCAATGGTTGTGCGTAGTCCCAAGCTGAACATGCCACCGCTCTGGGTAAACAGGCATTTTTCCGCAGTGATGTGCGCCCCCCGGTGCGCCCATCCGCCGAATGCCCGCACGTCGAAAGCACGCCCCCAGTTGTGGATCCAGCAGCGGCGCATGGTCAGCTCTACAAAATCTTGCGCTTCAGGGCAGCGACGCCCTGCGCCCATAATGACGCAATCTTCCATTTCCCAGTGCCCAAAGCGCATGTCGTTGCCAGGGTGGTCGCCGTTGCCAGCCAGCACGGCCTTGATGCCGCCGAGAATTACGCAGCGTTGCAAACGCACTATTGCCCCATCCACTCCGCTGATCACTTCGTCTTGTTTTGCGGCTGGGTAGTCGCGGAAGTCGAACACGCGGTCGCTGATGATGGTCACACGCCCAGGGCCGCGCGCTGTGGCGCCGTCTTCCTTGGGTGATGTGGGGCCAGTGCAGATGCCGCCCCGGATCTCGGTAGGCAGTGCGGTGGATAACATGCGGACTCCTACACGGCGTAGCTGACTGCGATGGCCTGTACGTCTTGAGCCGTTTGGGCTGCGTCCACTTGGGCCAGCAAGGCATCACGGCGGGATGCCAGGGCGTTGCGCACATATTCCAGCCCTTCGGGGTCTGAAACGGCCAGCAGGCCAGCCTCTACCGCTACTGTTGAAGGCGTAGGGTCAGACAAGGCCACGGCCCCGGCAAGGGCGGATTCATGCCCGGCAATGATGGTTGCAACCTTTGCGGCTTTGATCTCTGCCAGCGGTTGTTCAGGGCGTTTGGTCAATGCCTCTGCGGGCAGGGGGCCGGGGTGCTGCATGTGGCGCGCCGGGGTGTCGTGTGTATCATCCGGCAGCCAGTAGTCTGTGCCGGGCTGCACGTCCTCTGCTGCAAAGTGCGGCTCCGCGCGCTGGCGGTGATCCTCCACCAGCACCCAGCCGCCGTTCACATACTGCGGCCACTTTGCGCCCCATGGGCGCGGCGGCAGTGCGTCTGGCGTTGAGTTGTACGGCGGGTAACCGTAGTCATCGGCAGAGTTGATGTAGAACTGGTCGGGCCGTGTATATCTATGGGCGATTGCCATTGGTTACTCCTTGAATTTTTTGTCGTCTCTCGGCGTGGGAGAGGTGCAGGGGGACATGATGCGGCGGATGCTTGGATCTGTGACAAAG